CGCTGAAGGAGCTCAACGCAGTCAATAAGCCGGGCCATGTCTACCCGATCAGAGCGCTCTTCATCTCTAAAGGCAAATTCGGCGAGCATCCGACCGCAGCTCTGGAAGACTGCTATGTAAATCTTCCGGCATGGCTGACAGAGGAATGCAAGGAGATCGCTGCGGATCCGGAAGATGTCCAGGCGATCAATGAAGGCAAAGCCGGTTTCGTGATCGTCGAGAAGACCGGCAAAAACGGCAAGTATCTTTCCATCAATTGGGCAGACTGCTAAGAAATAAGGCGCTCTCCGGAGCGCTTTTTCTTTAGGAGGGAATAATGGGTCTTTACTTAGAAAACGGATACGCAAACATGCACGACATCATGAACAAGGATGACACGTTTATCTTTGTTATCGGTCCGCGCGGAACCGGGAAAACTTACGGGGCATTGCTGGAGATCTTAGAATCCGGAAAGAAGTTCATCTATCTCAGGAGGACGCAGACGGAGGCGGATCTGGTGTCTTCTGAAGTAGTTAATCCTTTCAAGAAAGTGATCGAGGATCATCCGCACTATGAGATCTCCACTGACTCAGTCAACCGGAATATGGGAGCATTCGTCTCGGAGGACAAGGAGCTCGGCAATTCGGCAGCGCTCTCTACCTTCGCCAGCATCCGGGGCATGGACTTCTCGGATATCGACATCATCTTCTTCGATGAATTCATCCAGGAGAAGAGAGCCAGACCGATCAAGGAAGAATTTCAGGCGCTGATGAATATGTATGAAACGGTCAACCGAAACCGGGAGCTGCAGGGCAGGCAGCCGGTGAAACTCGTCTGCTGCGCAAACTCAAACGACATCGCCAACCCGATCTTCATCGGCCTGGAGATCGTCAACCGGGTCGCCCGGATGATGGACAAGGGGACCGAAGTCTATCGGGATCCTTCCCGGGCGCTGGCGGTCTACATGCTGATGCATTCTCCGATCAGCGAGAAGAAAGCGCAGACAGCGCTCTACCGGCTGACGAAAAACAACGACTTTTCGCAGATGGCTCTTGAAAACATCTTCCAGGTCGACACATCCTCGGTCTCTTCCAGAAGGCTGAATGAGTACAGACCGCTGGCACGGATCGGCGAGATGGTCGTATATAAACACAAGAGCCGGTCAGAATTCTATGTCAACTGCTCGCGGTCCGGATCGGTCCGTGATGTCTTCACGACATCCGATGTCGACCGGAAAAGGTTTGTAAGCAAATATTCTTATCTTTATTTCCGTTATCTGGCGGACGATATTATCTTCGAGGATGTTTCTTCCCTGGTGTTATTTGAAAAATATTTTCTTTAATGCTATATAATAATTGAATAAGGAAAGATGGAGCGCACTATCAGGAGACGGAATCTCCGCGCACGGCTTGATAGACCGGGAACCATCTTTCCTTTTCACAATAACAGAAGGGAGAAGGACACTATGGACATTGCACAAGCGACACAGCTGATCGGATCTCTCGGCTTCCCGATCGTAGCCTGCATCATGCTGTACATCCAGATGACAAAGCAGGACGAGAATCACAAGGCGGAAGTCAAGCAGCTGACGGACGCGATCAACAACAACACGCTCGTCATGCAAAAGCTATGCGACCGGCTGGGAGTGGAATTCGACCACGAAACTAATTAGAAAGGATAAGGAAAGATGAACTTAGAACAGACTATCAAACTTCTTGATGCCGGTTATACCCGCGAGGAAATACTGGCCATGAATCAGCCGGAAGAGAAACCGGCAGAACCGGAACCGGAACCGGCAAAACCGGCAGAACCGCAGAAAGAGCCGGAGATCCCTGCCTGGGCTTCCCAGATCACCGCGGACATCGCGGATCTGAAGAAAGCGCTCTATGCGGTCAATGTTATGGCATCAGCTCAGCCGGAGCAGAAATCGGCTGATGATGTATTAATGGCAGCCATGAAAGGAGGAAAATAAGCATGGCAAATACACTTACTATTGACGATATCAGTACAGTCGTTAATGCGGTGTTGACCAATGCCCAGGGCGGCAGCGCTACCGCGAACACCGGTGACTTCACCACAGTCGCACAGCTCGCGCAGCTCCAGGGCTATGATCCGCTGAACACAGCGATCTCTCAGGTCTTATCCAAAACGATCTTCTCCTATCGTCCTTACTCCGCCAAGTTCCAGGGCCTCTATAAAGACGAGATCCGCTGGGGCAACAAGGTCCGCAAACTCAATCCGATCGATAAGCCGGTCGAAGTAGACAACCGTCTGCGCGAAGACAACGGCACGCTTCTGGCTGACGGTGTCTCCATCGATCCGTGGAAGATCAATAAACCGGAAGTTCTGGAAACTGCCTTCTATGGAATGCAGGAATACCAGAAGAGTATGACCGTATGGAAAGACCAGCTTGATGTCGCCTTCCAGTCTCCGGAACAGTTCGGAAACTTCCTGACCATGATGATGGGCAATGCTTCCGATCAGCTGGAGCAGGCACGTGAAGATCTGGCCCGCGGTACCGTCGTGAACCTGATCGGCGCAGCATCTCAGAATGCGGCTCAGGTCGTTCACCTGATCACGGAATACAACGCAGCATCCGGTGCAACTCTCACCGCTCAGTCCGTTTATCTGCCGGCAAACTTCAAGCCGTTCATGCAGTGGGTTTTCGCAAGACTGCGCACTATCATCGACCGCATGACAGAGAGATCCTATCTCTACCACATGAACCCCTTCAAAGGCGGTGCGCAGAAGTTTATCAACAGACACACTCCGATCGAAAATCAGAAGTGCTATATGCTGGCAGACTTCATCAACAAGTCCGAGACGATGGCGATCGCTGAGATCTTCCATGATGATTATCTGAAATTCATGGACTATGAAAAGGTCAACTTCTGGCAGAGATTAGCAGCTCCTGGATCCATCAGCACAACGATCTCCTATCTGGACGCAGGCAGCGCTCAGGCTGACTCCGCAGTCGCCTCGGTAGCATTCGCTTCCGATGCTGTTGTCGGTGTCATCTTCGACGAAGATGCTGCAGGCATCAATCTCGGCAGCCAGTGGGCAGGTGCTACTCCGCTGAATATGCGCGGTGGCTACACTAACTACTTCTGGCATGAAAGAGCTCGTCACTTCATCGACCAGACCGAGAACTGCGTTGTTCTCTGTTTAGACTAACCATTCTTTTCCAACTATTTCCAGAAGAGGGGACGGCCTCCGTCCCTATTATTTAAGGAGGAGCTGAAATGGCTTTCACAGTCAATTTTTACAAATTCGCGAAAAGAGAGAACAGCACTGCACGGCCTTCCGGCTCCGGCCGGAGTTTCTCCTGCATCCTGAAAGAGAATTCATCTGTCATCGATCCGGTCATCGTGCTGGATCTTGGAACTGACACCGCTCCGGATTTCAACTATGCTTACATTCCGGAGTACAACCGTTATTATGCTGTTACAGAGTGGAACTGGGTAGAACATCGTTTATGGTCTGCTTCACTATCCTGCGATGTCCTGGCAACATATAGGACTGAGATCGGAAACAAAGATCTTTATATTCTCAGATCAAGCGCGGAATATAACGGGAAGGTCGTAGATACCATTTACCCGACTACCGCAGATCCGCGGAGCTATGTCGATCGGGTCACAAGCGCGACCTTATCGAACAAAGCCGGAAACAGCACAACGGTCTCCAACTTCTGGGATGTAACCTATGGTTATTATTACCTGGGAGTCGTAGGAGACAACCGGACCGGTGTCACTTGCTATTGTCTGACGTATAACGGATTTAAAGTCATGCTTCAGGCACTGACCGCGTACACTCCGAGCGATATGTCAGATGTCTCGACCGGGATCGCGAAGCAGCTAGCGAATCCGATGCAGTATATCGTTTTCTGTTATTGGCTTCCGTTCGCTCCGATCGGAGCACAGTTCCGGCTGCAGACAGTCATCAACTTCGGTTATTATCCGATCACGATCACCGGAACATTAGCAGCTGCAGCAGAGCTCGATCCGATCGCCGACGCGACTAAAGTATCTATCAGTTTCAATATCCGGAAACATCCGCAGGCTGCCGGCCGAGGCGCTTATCTTAACCAGGCACCATATACCAACTATCGCCTGCAGATCCTTCCCTTCGGAGTCTTCTCCCTGGACGGATCAATGATGATAACTGATCAGACACTGACCGCGGAATTCTGGGTAGACATCTCGACCGGCCAGGCGCAGCTCTCGATCTGGGCGACCAACACGCTGTTGGCAAAACAGAAGACGCAGCTGGGAGTCCCGGTCAACATCTCGCAGGCTGTCGTCGATTACACCGGCGCAGCGACCGGAGTGCTGAGCGGTCTCGGCAGCGGTGTCGCGAATGCGCTGTCCGGTGATTTCTTTGGCGCGTTCTCCGGCATGCTGACCGGAATCGGATCCGCAGCCCAGGCGATGCAGCCAAAAGTCTCACAGCTCGGAGGCGGTGGCGATTATCTTCCGTTTACGAACGATCCGCCTGCGCTGCTGACGGACTTCTATCTGATCGCGGATGAATTCAACTCTGATCTGGGAAGACCGCTGTGCGAGATCCGCAAACCGTCAGCGATCCCCGGCTTCATCTTATGCGCTGAGGGAGAGGTGCCGATCGGCGGGACAGCGAGAGAAGCGGCTGCTGTAAAGAGCTACCTGGAAAGAGGATTCTTCTACGAATGACCTACACTCCCAGAACGAACGAAGCAGGGATCTGGAATAATCCCTATTGGTATAGTTACACTTATAACCGCGGTGCTCAGAACTATATCTGGCTTCCAAACTGTACGACATACGCCTATGGCAGAAGCGTGGAGATAGCAGGCGGTCAGATCGACCGCGATACGATCATGAACGGCAGCATGCCAAACGCAGCTAACTGGTTCGACGCTGCCGTATGGCCTAAGTCTCCGGGCGCTACAGATGTCCGCCTCGGAGATATTGTCGTATGGGGACCGGGAGGAGGTGTCGGAGCTGCCGGTCACGTAGCTGTTGTAGAAGCGATAACTGACACTCATATCTACACTTCAAATTCACATTACATGGTAAACGGCCAAACGCAGAGTTATCCGGGCCTTCAGGCAAAACGGTACTTTGAATATGCCGAGCATCCGCTGGATCTGACATATTACACAAGGATCTACTACTACAATCAAAACGGATCCGTCGGTCCTACTTACTCAGCATGGTCATGCCCGAACCTTATCGGCACGATCCACAATCCGTATGCAGAATCCGGACCAACTCCGCCAGAACCACCGACCGGTAACACCGCATTGCTTGCAGTAATGCTAGAAAGGAGGAAGAGAAAATGGAAACATATAATTATGACTTCCTGAACTTGTACAATGCCTATAGGGAACCATCTACGGTCCATTGCTCGGATACGTATATGGTCCGGTACTTTACAAGATACCTCTTCCAGAAAGCTATTTCCGTCTTTGAATGGGACGGTATGCCGAAGTACTGGAGCAAGGACTTCTTCCTCTATGTACTCTACGCGCGCGGGTATCTGGCCATCACCGACATTCCCGGTTATGGACCGATCCCGCAGAACTGCTCCCTGAGAGGCCTGAACATCTTCTATCAGCCGAAGGAAGTCATCATTGCGAATCCCGCTCTCAAGGGATCACCGATCACCAGAACGATCGACCAGGACTGCGTCCTGCTGAAACTGACTCCGGATTATGCCGGTATCATCGACATCGTCTCGATCTACGCGGACAAGATGGCGCTCTGCCTGGAGTCTGCCGGCATCAATATCCTAAACAGTAAGCTGGCCTATGTCTTCGCATCCAAGAACAAGAACTTCGCGGAAGCGTTCAAGAAGATGTTTGACCAGATCAACGCAGGGAATCCGGCAGTCTTCATCGACAAGGATCTGATGAATGAAGACGGATCTCCGAGCTGGATGACATTCACCCAGGACATCAAGTCGAACTTCATCGCTCCGGAGCTGATCGAGCTGCTGAAGCAGATCGAGAACAACTTTGACGCGGAGATCGGTCTTCCGAATAATCCGACGGAGAAAAAGGAAAGACTGATCACGGACGAAGTCAACGCTAACAATGCCAGCACCTTCGCCAAGAGCCAATTGTGGCTTGATAGCTTGAAGGAAGGAGTCAGGAAGGCCAATAATATGTTTGGTCTTGAATTGTCCGTAGAATGGCGCGAAAAGATGGGAGGTGAAGCGTATGCAGGCATGGATCTCACTGCTGGGTCTGTACAGATGGAATAAAAACATCTTCGATCACTTCTCACTTCCTGCTCAGGTAAACAAGGACACGCTGACAACGATGATGCTGGCGGAATTCGCGGAGCTGGAGATCCTCTATCCGGATCCGGAGACATTCGACACGATCCTGCAGGTCTGGTCTGCTGCCCGCCTTCCCGCCTGGCAGAAGCTGGCGAACGCACTTGAAGAAAACTACGATCCATTGTGGAACAAGGACGGCACGGTAACAGAGACAACGACCGGAAGCGGGACCACTTCTCAAAAGCTGCAGGTCTCCGCGTTCAACTCGGATGCGCTGCATGACTCGCAGGCCTCTTCCGGTGATTCCTCCGGTACTTCGACCACAACGCGAAGAGAGACCGGGAACATCGGAGTCACGACTTCCCAGGCCATGCTGACGGAGGAGGTCGAGCTCCGCAGCAAATTCGACATCTATCATCTGATCATGGCAGAATTTAAAAGAAGATTCTGTATCATGGTATACTAGGAGGACAATATGCCTTTATTTGAACATTTTCCCTATACGAACTTCCACGATCTAAACCTTGACCAGATCGCGAAAAAGATCGAAGAGCTGGAAAGCCTGAAGCAGGCCATCGCGGAAGTCAATGCGCTGGCTGTAGAGCTGCGTTCTGAAATGGATGTGCTCAAGGAGCAGATGACTGACCTTGAATCTCTTTACAACGGATTTGCATATGAGATCCAGCAGCAGTTCAATGACCTGACCGCTTCCCTGAATGACAAGTTTGATCTGTTAAAGAGCGATGTACAAGGCCAGATCGATGGCTTCCAGGGCGAGATCGATGGCTTACAGGTCGAGATCGATGATCTGGAAGAAACACTTACACATGTTCTAAACAACCTTCCAAGCGAGATCGAAATGCTCAACCCTTATACCGGAGAAATGGATTCGCTTGAAAACATCATCAACTATCTGGCAAACTCCGGTAAGAACGATTCTCTGACAGCTGCCGAATATGACGCGCTGACTTTAACGGCAACTGCATACGATACCGCAGGCCTGACAGCGTATCAGTACGACTGGAACGGTAAGAGCTTATTATCATAGGAGGAAAATTAAATGAGCGCTACAAATCATACAACCAACTATAACCTGCCTCAGTTCATCGGAACAGACATTCCTTCATGGCTGAGCGATGTTAACGGAGCTATGGCAGCGATCGACACAGCGATCAAGGCAGCAAAAGATGCCGGCGATCAGGGCCAGACAGCAGCTACCGCTGTAGCTGCGGATCTCGCAGCCGCGAATCTGAACATCAGTTCGCTCCAGGGATCCGTCGCGACAAACACAAGCGATATCGCGACAAACACAAGCGATATCGCAGCAAACACCGCTAAGATCGGCAGCGGAACTCTGAATACTGACGCCACAACTCTTATCGGAGCTATTAATGAAACGAATGTAATCGCTAAGACTGTATCACTTGAAAGCTGGCACAACATGTTCAGCTACAGGGTAGATGATACCTATGCATACATCTATCTTAACGGTCTTTATATGACAGCTCCGACGATCGATGGAACCCCAACCACTCTCTCAAATCTGGTCGGTCAGCAGATCCAGATCCTGTCAGTATACGGATCCGGATCGGCACAGACATCATCGATCACATCTGCAAGACAGTACTCATTCGGTGTCGAGCTGACGATCCCGCGCGGAACTCTGTTAAACTACGGAGTCGTGATCCTCCGAGGAACTCTCGCAGTATAAAGAGAGAAGAGCCGAAAGGCTCTTTTTTATGCCTGCTTCTACTCCGGCTATTGCTTCGGCCCGTCCTCTGCGGGCCTTTTCTTTTGCCCGGATCGCTGGGCAGTAGGATACCGATGCACCTGATGGAGCATGATGAGGCATGATGATACATACATTGATAGCACCGGCTCATACATTGATAGCACAATATCGATACGTTGTTGGTGCCGTTGCCTTTGTGCAGTTGCACAATTTGAAGGCCTTGTTTTTGTGCTAGGGGAACAATGATAGCGTGCTATTATTATTACGTTACTTT